CGGGCGGCACGTGACTCAGGAATAACTATACCAAAAAACAAGAATGACGATGCAGAGGATTGGAATCCAGAAACTATAGTTTCGTTATGTAAGCAACTCACCTCCGCCTTGCAGGAGAGGGAGAAGGAAGTTGAAAAATTAACACACCGCCTTGAACTTGCAACGAATATGTATCTGTCCCATAAAGACAAAAGCATGGTGGAACTAAAGCGAGAGATTGCCGACCTCCAGAAGAAGCTGGCGTGGGAAGGGGCACGATTTAAGCCGATTGATGAAGTGTACAAAAAGTGGAATAATCAGGGGTTAGATTTAGAAGGTTATGCCGCCGATATGTGGCAGGCCATCAAGCAGGCGGGGGAGAAATAGACTTAGTACAGCAATATTAAAATAGAAAAAGAAGGAGAAATAAAATGGAAAAGAAAACACTGGAACTAAATGAGATCCTCAGCGCAGTCCAAGCTCTCAATTCACTGATGCAGCAGGGAGGGCTTCCATGGAAGAAAACAAATTACTGGCTTGACCGGAACAGAAAATTCCTTGTTTCTCTCGTAAAGAAATGGGAGAAACTCCAGAAAGACATCTTTGAAAAACATGCCATTGATCTTAACAAAGAGCCATTCGTCGATTATGAAAATTACTCGGCATTCAAAGCAGATATCACAAAGCTGCTTGCATCATATCAAGATGATATAGGAGTAAAGAAAAGTGAAATTTTGGCGGTCTTTACCAAGCATGAACAGAGTCCTCCCGAAGGAGCTTCAAAAGGGATCCCCACTGAAAAGAATGCAGAGTATCAAAAAGAAGCAAAAAAAGCTTTTGAAGATTTCAATGAAGAGATCGAATACGCAGAGATAGACCTTACTCCTGAATTGGAAAAGGCTCTGGAAACCCTCCCGGGCATCGCACAAGCAGCCATTTCATTTATGTGGAAAGAGGAAGGCAAGATCGCTGTTGTTTCGGCATTCCCGGGAGCCGGGAAGTTGCACGCATAACCCCATTTTAAAGGAGAAGAAATGGAGTTGCTAAATGAAGAAAGAACAGAGTGATCTATGCCGAAAGCTGATAGGAGAATATAGAAAATGTCCTGACGGGAGAAGAAAGGTCAATATCCGCAACAAAATATTTGTCCAAATCCAACCCTTCATGCTAAAGTGGATTTCCTCTATCCTATCAGACTGGGGAGCATATAGAAGCAAACCAGAAATATTATCTCTGAGCTGGGATTGTTTTGAACATGGTTTATTATATTATAAACCTGATAAACCCATTTCTGTTCCAAATCACTTCTACAACTACACAAGATTTTATCTCTTAAACGATTTGAATTCCCAGAAAGACGAAAAAGAAGAGTCCCTCGATATTGTCAAACAGGATCCTCTCGAAAAAATATACGAGGGTCTTGAAGAGCTGAAAAACTTCAGATCAATCCTCGATCCGGAATACCATATTGTCTTCGATGATGCGGTGATGAGCTTGACTCCAAGCAACAATTCCCGGCAATCAAGAATAAAAGAATCCCCTCTAAATCAATACCGATATCACGAGAGCAAGAGGGTATTCAAAATAATAATAGACTATTTAATTCGTCGGTGATAACAATAAAATCAGGAGGTAATAAAACAATGATACCAACAACAGCTAAAGAACTGGCAGGCCTTCCACAACTAATCATCAAAGAGCCATTGGGATTGGAAAGCATTCTCGGATGGATGGGAACAACATTGGTTTCTTCACTTGGCCTTCTTGCATTTTCAATATTGATAATTCTCGGAGTGCTCGCAATAGGACTCTGGGGATTAAAGAAAGGCAGGATCATGATGCTTAAATATGAGCAGGCATGGAACGAGCCGCGGGCAGCTCTTCTTGAAAAGATAAATAAACAGAGGAAGAAGGGCAACCCCATTATAAATTTTATTCAATGGCATGCGGCAGCTCAAGCAAAGAAAACAGTTATATCCGAAAAGAAAACAAAGAAAACTGTCGGGGAGGTTTCTGAAGAGAAATCACAAATCATAATTCCTCCAGGGACCTTTGCTTCCGTCGGAAAAGCTTTCTCAAATTTATCAAAAGCGTTATCCGGAGAGGAGAAGGGGAAATAAAATGGCGTACAGAATGCTTGCAAGTGATAGGGTCGGGAAAATACTAATCCATGAACATATGTTCTCAGATGAAGAAAGGCTCAAAGAGCTTGAGCAGGTCTTCGCGATTGCCGGATTAATCCCTCTGCATATTGAGGCTCAACCATGGGCAAGAGGATATATGTTTACCGCAACAAGTCATAAATTTGAAGAAATAGATGTTGCAGAAGAACCTCCGGAATACATCTGTGAAATAACTGTCTCTCCAAATCTTCTCGGAGGATCAGATGTGACAGGTGTTAAATTTATTAGAATAGATTACTGGACATTTGTCGGGATAAAACATTCTGGAAAACAATACTTATAAACGGGCGCTCAAAATAAAAAGAGAGGACTGAAGTAAAGGAGACAAACCTTCAGTCCTCTCAAGCGCACTGCCAGACTCAGTGCGGGTTTATTTTTCGGCATGAAATTGAATATGACTGTCTATCTTTCTTCCAATCTCTGTCAAAAGACCAACCAGTTCAGATCGTGTAGAGTCCAACTTCCCTTCAATAGAAGTCCTATTTTCTCTTACTTCTTTAAAAATTATTTCTCTCATGTGATCTGATTTAATATCAAGTTCTTTTCTTTCTTGTTCTACTTTTTCAGCGAGATTTTTTCTTTCTTGTTCTACTTTTTCAGCGAGATTTTTTCTTTCTTGTTCTGCGTCTTTCTTCATATTTTCTTTGCACTCTTCAATGGTTTCAAGACGACCATCAATTATGTCATGACTCTGTTCACATAAGGCATGATTATACTTTGTCTTGCCATTCCCATTATTTCTTTTTAAATACCACATATCAGCGACCTTATAAAAAATAGCAACAACCCCAGAGACTCCTCCTACTATACCGCTTCCCCATGCAATTCCAGCTCCCGTATCCATGTCATCCTCCGATCAACTTGAGATATTCTTTGTAGTCCTCAGGGATCCACTTTTTCAACATTTGATTTCCGGAATCAGGATGCAAACCTGCAAAATCGGTATGTCCAATTCCCATGCCCTTGCGGCCTGGAAGACCCTTGATTCCGCAGTAAAGGGGATTATCATCGCCATCATCAAAAACAATTCCATTTCCTCTATCCGTAATTCTTTCCTTCCCTACAAAAGAGAATCGAGAGAGATTCTCTGTTTCCCATATCCGGACATCAATGTAGATTTCGTCATCAAAGAGATGTTTAATTCTATCAAAAAACTCAACCCTGAATCCTGTCTGGGCAAGAGAGGCATGCCAGAAATTTTCATCCCTGTACCATTTCTGATATTGAAGATTGTAATATCGTGCACGGCCGATGCCGACGATCTGATATTGATCGAGCCTCCGGGACATTTCTTCAATATATGTCGGGGCATAATATTCATCGTCCTCAATCATGAGAATCTTTGTCCCTGTCACAAATGGGAGGGCAGCTTGAATATTCCTGCCCAGAGTATGAAGAGGATCATCAGGCAGTGGATCTCTCCGGACATAATCGAAACCTCGCAGATTCCCGTTTGGCATTGGATTTTTTCCGTCATCGACAATCACCCATTGATCGATTCGTTGTGTTTGCTGAGTGATCCACTTGACAGAAAGATCAAATGCAAGAGGTCTGTCGCCAGTGGGGGTGATGAGAGTTATTTTTTCTTGCACATCAACCTCCTTGCAACTTCATGACAAAAGACAAGCATGTCGTCCTCAATGGACATTTGATCCTCTCCCTTGATGAAACAACATATCTTCCCGGGCCATTCACCTATAGATAATATTCCACCTCCGACAACCGTGATTATTGACTTCTCAGCTATCGGAGCAGCCTTGATGAGATTGCGGGAATTCCCAGATGTAGAAAAGATCATGAGGAGATCCCCTTCCTGCCAAAGGACATTGAGTTGTCTTGAGAAAATTTCATCAGATGAATAGTCATTCGCGATTGCGGTTAAGATTGCAGCATTAGAACATAGGGAGATTGCCGGCAACAAGCAATTCTTTAGCAGATCACAGGCAAAATGATCTGCAAGGGCGGCAGATCCCCCGTCTCCGATGAGATATATATGTCTCGCCGATTGTAGAGCATCGACTACTTCTTTATACTTGATCGTCATAAATTATCCTCGTTCCCTTCTCGTCAAAATCAAATTTAAGTTCCAAAAATCCAGAGAGAACTTTTCTAATCTTTTGTTTATAATCCTGATCGCAGATCACCATCAAGAATCCACCGCCTCCCGCTCCACAAAGTTTTGCGCCCAGAGCGCCGGAGCTTAAAACAGAGTCTATGAGATGATCGATCCATCCGGAGCTGGCCTCGGGAGTCATTGCCTTCTTCCACCCCCAACTCTCTGTAATCAATCTTCCCAGAAAAGCATTGTCATGTCTTCCATAAATCCATTCAAGAAAAGCAACGGTCAATGCTTTTTGCTGATCGAGAACCGTAATCTTATTTTCAATACTCTTCTTATGTTCAGACAAAATTGCATTGCTCGATCTGCCATTCAAATAAAATAGCATTGTTGAATTTTTGAGCCACTGCAATCTTTTGCGATTAGGATGCATCCCTGCCACTTTGGCGATTTCTATTGATCCATCCTTTTTAAAAGTGATTTGATTTAAGTCACCCATTGCAGCAGCATACTGATCCTGCTTACCAATAGGAGACTTTAGTTTTTCTATTTCAAGTTCACAAGCTCTCCTTGCCAATTCCTCACGGGACAATCCATATTTCTTATAAGCATGAAGTGCATTAATCAAACCGACGGCCAGACTGCTACTCGATCCCAGTCCGGACCCCTGCGTCGGAATATCAGAGATGATTACGATCTCAACTCCTCCGTTGATATCCGCTTCCTTGAGAGCTTCCCGGGCAATATTATGTTTGAGATCATCGATATTCTCTACACACTCAATATCTGCATAGCGTAGATGGATCTTCCCATCGAATTTATGATTAACGGTGATGTAAATATATTTGTCGATTGAAGTTGATATCACCCTGCCTTGATTGGCAAGATAGTAATCAGGGAAATCTGTCCCTCCTCCGCAAAAACTAATTCTGAATGGAGTGCGAGCGATTATCATTACAATCTCCTCAAGATCACCCATTGATGCGCACCGACAGTCACCCATGGATCGTAGTCGGCCCGTCTGGGGATCCCGTCCTCAGCCCGGGAGTCTCCCCAGAAGACTTCTTCAATGACAAAATCAGCCCGATCAGACATATACTTCCTGAACCATTCCTCTGTCCATCCACTTCTATGAATATCTCGTTCTTGAAACTGCCATCCATATATAGCTCGTAAAAACCACTGCAGATCAGCATGTTTCTGAGTAAGCATATGAATGGCATGGTCGACGGGTGGGTAATTAAATATCGCAACTCCTCCAGGAATGAGAACTCTAGCCCACTCCTTTAAAGTAATACCCACTTCATGGTAAGAAAGATGCTCCCAAAAACCCCTTGCTATTAATTCCTTGCACGTTCCAGCTCCCAAGGGAATATGCCAGGAATAACAGAGCATCTCCAAATGGTTTTCTTCCAATTGACTATTATGCAAACAACAGTCAGTATGAATCCACTTATCTGTGGGTTGCTGAACGTGGAAATTACCTGACGCTATTTCTATACTATAAGGCGTAGGGAATGAACTAACATCCTTTATTACCTTAGGTAAATCATTATAAAATGTGTATTCACTATCTGACATAATTTCTCTCCTTTCGGCTTCCTTATCGCTTTCTCAACCACCAATAACTGCGCCCCTCTTTTGCAGTCCATCCCTGATCTCTGACCGCATCAACCTCAGCCTTCGTTGGACGACTGTATCTCCAGTTAATCTTCTCAAGCTCTTTGTCGATTATGAAGTACTTCGAAAGAGCCTCTTCCAAGAAGATCATCGCCGGCGCCCGTTGTCCCTTCCAGTCGAAGGTTTCCCAGAGCATGTGGAAGCCGTCTGTTTCATTATAGCCAAGGTCTATATTCAGCATGATGATAGAATTCTCATCTATGTGTGCAAGAATATTCTCCATGCATGTCTGGAAATCTTGAACAGGAATGTGCTCTACTGTTCCCCAACTGATGATGAAATCAAAGATGACATTCCTGCCTGCCTTGTCAACAATCCTCCAAGGTTTCCCTGCATCACAAGTCCTTACTATATCCGGCATCTCTTTCCATGCCCCTTGATTCTTTGCGGGGAATCCGCTGCTTCCTTCAATGCCAACGGAAAGCAGCCCGGCCTTTCTCCCGGTTAATGGAACTGTTCCGGTCGCAGTTCCAAAGTCGAGCAAGGTTTTCTTTCCCGGGAAATATGCTTTCAGATCCTCAGCAAATTCTGTAAGATCGGTGAAGTTATCAATACCACTCCCTCCTGACTCTACATGAGCAAATCCGCCGGTGTGATCCCTCGATCCCAATGCCACAGGATTGTTGGTCAATAAAAAAATGTCCTTATCAAATAAAAAATCCATAACCCACTCCTCCTTTATTTTACTTCATAAGAATAGCGCATGCTCCTAACCGCATTTACCAAATCGGTGATACGCTTCTTATATGTGAAATCTTTGAAGGCTCTCTGTCTGGCTCGCCTCCCTATGGCCTGCCTTTCCTCATCATTGGAAAGATAAAACTTGATCTTCTTTACAAGATCGTCAACATTAGAATAGAATGCAACAACTCCGTCTAAATTGTGATGTCCTCTCCCACTATCGAGCATTATCAAAGATCCGGATGCACATTCAAAATATCCCCTCACAACACTTTCATGCCTTGAAGAAGAATCCTTGCCTCCACAATCAGTATGCAGACGATTATATAAAACAACAATCTTTGCTTCCTCCATCACCTGCAGTGAATCCATTTCGGACAACTCGGAAATCTGAGGAGCTGAAATCCCTTTGTCTGCCCATCCTCCTCCCACAACGGTTACGAGACCGGGCCGAGTTTTTGAGATCAACTCTTTGACAAATTTGACACGGCTATCATAGGCATACCCGTAAAAAATCACTTCATATCTTTTAGGAGCATCAGGCCGAGTAGGAAGGCCAATATCATCAAAAGAGATCGAGGGACAATATCCGACAAATCCATTCCCGACAATCTTCTCATAATCAGAGACTGTCGAAATATCATTTGTAAAAACATAATCCACCTGCCTTACCCTTTCAAGATTGATCCCCAGAGCTGGAGGATCTTCGATCTGATAGGTAATCAGTTTATATCCCTTGCTCCTGGCGATTATCATTTGCTCATTCGATAGGGCAAAAGGCATGAAAGCTATCACTACATCAAATCCATTATTAGGAGTAATAGCTCCAGCCGGGCAGGATTCAAAAGTTATCCATGGGATGCTCTTGAGAGCATTTGTGACTCCTCTCAAAACATTATTCTGGGAAAGGGTGATCCCTCCCTGATCGGGATGAAACAAAAGAAGAGAAAGAGGCTTCCCATACTTGTGCCTCTTTTCTTGTGTTATAAAAGCATGAGTTGTTGCGATGCCAAGTTCCTGAGATCGATATATTCTATTGTCTCCATGCCACCGATATTCGGCCAGAGGTTTCGGGATTATCCCAAATCCTTTTGTCTCGTGCATGATCCGAATAACATAATCCCAATCGTCTTCAGTTGTCAATCTCTCGTCGAACCATCCTATCTTCTCAATGACACTTCGACGAAACATCATGCACCCGGAGTCGATCTTATTCCCTTCGAGGATATTCTCTTTTGTAGCTTCCGCCGGTTCTGCAAAAATGTGTTCACGATCCAATCTTCGCGAGCCTTCCCATTGATACAATTCATTGAAACAAGCAACTGCATCAAACTCGGGATGTGCATCGAGAAATCCCGACATTTCAGAACAGAAAGTGGGTTTCTTTTTATTATCGTCATCGAGAAGGGCAATATATTCACCTGTCGCAATATCCAAAGCTCGATTCCACAAGAGACTGATATTATCAACATCATAGTTTGCCCGGAAGACCTTGATCCTTTTATCTTTGGATGCCTGTTCTAAAACGGGGAGTACACCGGGATCGGTAGAGCAATCATCAATTATGATAAGCTCCCAGTCTCCCATATTCTGAGCCATGATTGAATTGATCGCCTCTGAAAGAAATGTCGGTCGATTATGACTCAACAATACAATCGTCACCTTTGCAAAAGGAAGAAGGATTGGCGCTGCAGCCAGCGCAATCGGTTTGGGAGGAGGCAATTTTCTTGACATCGGCTTTGCAACGTACTTCCTGAGAACGCCGGCATATCGGCTCGCGAATTCAGATTGCTTACTCCTGACATAATCATAATCGATGCCTACGATCTTCCTTTCATAAGGATACCGGACAAGGGAATAATAATCAGCATCCGATTTGCCATCTCCTACAAACAAATTGTTATCTCTGCAATAGTCAAAAAGGATCGATCCCGGATAAGCTGTATAGGTGCTCGATGAATGATGAACTGGCCTGATCTGATCGAGGACTCTCCCCAGATCATCGATGTCCTGATGTGTCTCTGTCGGGGATCCCATAATATAATTTCCGAAGATGTTGATATTATTTTTATGAAGGATCTCCCCGGCCTTGATGACTTGCTCGACGGTCAGTTTCTTATTATAGAAGTCAAGCATCCTCTGGGATCCCTCTATCCCCAGACTGCACCATGTCATACCACAATCTGAAAGCTCAGAAATCAGATCCTCATTCTTACAAATAAAATCGGCTCGCATCTGACACCACCATGGGATCCTCGGGAGATATCTTGTCCATGCCTCGATGAATCCTTCTATCCAGGATCGCTTCGGAGGAAAATTGTCATCATGAATCATAAGGCTCGCCGGGCCTATTGCTCCACCCTTTCTCATCTGGACAAGCTCTTCCACACAATGTTCTGGGCTCCTGACTCTCTGCCCTTTCCAGAGAAGATTCTTCGATTCAAGACAAAACTTGCATGAGAAATTACAGCCTCTCGAAAAATTGATGGTGAAGAAGGGCTTCTCCAATAGAGGGAGGAAGGGATTGTCAGGCTCATACCTCCCGCCATGAAAAAGCCCTCTATCTACAAAAGGCAGTGTATCAAGATTCTTAATCACGGGGGCAATAATATGTGCAGGAAAAGATTCCCCTCTCTCAAATTTATGAACGAGATCGAGACAGACTTCATCCCCCTCTCCCCAAACGACGGTGTCGGCAACCGAAAAACTTTTGAGCTGATTGAAAGTGATATGGACTCCTCCTGCCACCACCGGTTTTCCCGGGAAGATTGTCTTAATAATCCTGATTGCCTGATCGGCAATGAAATTATCGACAGAGAGAAATCCGATGAAACAGATATCGAAAACCATTCTCTTCATCGTCTCTTCATAGTCCTGCCAATTTTTCAAAGCTCTTAGATCAAACATGAAGCAGTCATAACCTGCCTGTTTGAGAACAGCGGAGATGCTCGCTAATCCATGATTCATACTTGACTTTTCGAATCCTTGTCCTAAGGATTCCCATCCCAAATATACTCCCGGCCAGAGAAACATTATCCTTGGTTTAGCCATGATTCAATTGCCTCCTTAAAATCTCTTGACTTGCATATAAATATTCTTCAACACTGCTTCCGATATCGATAACCTCTCCTACATCGATTGCAGTCATCTGGCCATTGAAAATTGGAATGATATGTCTTGTTAATTCTTTCTCACAAAAGAGACTGCATACCCTCTTCTGAGTTGCCATTATATCCATAAGAAGGATCCCAGCATATGAAAATCCGATCTGCGGCCCGGGCTTTTCTATGAACGATTTGACAATCCCTTCCTCGACCTCGACGAGGCTCTTCCCCGAAACATCTTCATGTTTGGAAACACCAAGACAAATCGGATATCCTTCAGACACATTTGCATTTGCCAAAAAATACCGGACTTGATTTTCATTAATATATGTATCAGAATTGATAATCAGAAAATTGTTTCCAAGTTCCCCGGCAAGAGTATCAATAACTTCTCCCGTCGGTTCAAGACGAAACTCCTCATAGATAACCACTTTGTCAAAATAGCAATTCTCCATCTCATCGATGTATTTCATTATTTTGTCTTTAAGCCAGTAGACATTTACAAATATTTTATCAACACCCGCCTCTGTCAAGAGCTTGATCCAATATTTTAACATCGTCCCTTCAGATGTTGCAGGCAATAAACATTTAGGCAAAAAGAGAGTCAAGGGCCTCAATCTCTCTCCCGGGCCAGCTGATAATAAAAGTGCGTTAAGTCCCATTTTTACTTTCTCCCACTACAATCCTTTATATTTATATCCGACAACTTTCTTTCTCAACAACTCTCCCAATAAAGAGATGAGGGCAACTCCGGTGGCTCCCTTAAAGTGATGTTGATGAGGCAGGTCTTTGAAATAATTTGCAACAAAAGTTTCCCTCTTTTCGATCAGCTCTTCACATAACGCCCTGACACGGGGATCATTGGGCCAGATCCATTTTGCGTCTCGATATTCTACACCATCTCTTTTCTCCCACTCGTAATGGAAAGCGGCATCTTGATCGAAGACTTCTGTCCCTCGATAAGGATACATAACAGGCTCGACACTGATTTGGACTCCATCTTCCAAAACCCATTTGCTCAATGTCTCATAATTCTCTACGAGATCATTCATCTTGGCCTCGGGAGTCATGAGGATAATGAGAACATAGATTGCGATCCCATGCTTCTTGCCCAGAGCAATGATCTCTTCCATTTTGGATTGCTTTTGTGGTTTCCTCAGAGACTTCCTTACAGCCTCACTACAATTTTCAAAGCCCAGAGTGATATGCTGGCAGCCGATGCTCTTGAGCAATGGAAAGTCCTCTTTCTGCAAACTGAATGTCGATGTCTGGATCAAGATCCGATAATTGAAGCCACTCTCTTTATAGAGATTGATGAAATCAAGGAAGTGCTGTCGATAGGGATAGAAAATATCATCGGTACAGAAGTAAATTGTTCTCACTTTGGGGAGCTGCTTATGTACCTTTTCAACCAAAGACATGATCTGTTCTCCAGTGAGTGCTGCAGGTTCTACTCTCTTCCCGCAGGCAATATTTCTGACAGATGCGAGAGAGCAGAATGTACAGGTCCTTTGACAATGAGAGACGGTCATCAATCTGACATAATTTATTTTCTCGTAGTCGGGATCCTTGTAAAGCCCGGCGATCGTGTCCCAATAATTTTGATATCTGTATAGGGAAAAATCAACACCTCTCCAATAAGACCATAGTGAATCTTCCGTGATCGGCTTTGCATGCTTGCGATATATTATCCCTTCAATCTCTTCGAGGGGTCTGACTCCCATTTTCCACTCGATGATCTTTGCAAATGTCTCTTCGCCTTCAGCAGTCACCGAAATATCAACAGGAGCTTTGTCAAAGATATCCTGATAGTTCGCGCCGGCTTCATTGCCTCCAACGACTATCAAAGATTCCGGATGTGCCTTCTTAAAATTATTGATGAAGACAAGGCTATCGAATAAGGTGTAATGAAGAAGACTCAGCCCGAGGACTTCAATCTTTTCATCCTTCCATTTTTCAATGGGATCGAAATTGTCAATCTGAGGATCGTAGAAAAGGATTTCAACATCATTCCCGAAGTGCTTTCGGACATACTCTGCAATCCGTATGATCCCCAAACAAGGCGCTCCCCAGTTTTGGATCTGAGCATCCTTCTGAATAGGTGCTGAGAGTAGAATTTTTGTTCTGGAGAGGGAAGTTGTTTCAACCAACTGAGAAAGATGATCTTCTCCAATCCTTTCCAAAACAACTTTCTGAAGGGGAATTCTAAACCTATTGTCTATCATGAGCCACTCCTTTGTAGGTTCTCCAAGAAAATTTCTTGTCCAACCACTCATCGATCGGACTTTGTCTCCAAGTTTATCTTTATGAATTTGCCACCCTCTTTGAAACTGTCCTGCTTCATTGCCTGCAGATGTTTTCCCCTCTAAAGGACATCCTGCAAGTACGATCTTCTGGTATCCAGCCCCGATTGCATAACATACTCCAAGCAACGAACTGGATCCTGTTGTCTGGTGATGATCGCTTCCAAAGAGAGTCGGTTCAACAAAATCTACTCCTCCTACTTCTGGTTGTTTATAACAAATAATTTTGTAATTGTTATTCCCCGCCAATTTGATTCTGATCGCCGGGATGTCTTCATCGTGATAAGTCGCAACATAATTTACTTTGGAGACCTTATCAACAGCATCAACTCCAATGGCCATGAAGTCGTAAAGCTCATGATTCTGAATCCGGGCAAGATCGTCCTGCAGGCAAGGCGCAATCCCGACAACGATGAGTCTCTTTGCCATGACTCATAATTTTCCTTGTGCTTTCAAATTAGCTTCAGCCATATCTCTAACGAGACGATACATCTCTTGCCCGATCATTTCTTCTTTTTCGACAGCCTCTTTTCTCACAAGGTCGACATCCCATTTTCCTTCTGCTTCATTCCAGATAGGGAATTCTGGAGGGACTAACCTTGTATATCCTTCTGGGATATCCTCTCCAAACTTGTTATGAAAGGCCTCAAAAACGTCGGACTTGCGATAGATGTTCCCCCGATTATCGGCAACAGCTCTCCATTCCTGCTTCTCGTTATCGAAAAGGTTGATAAATCCTTCTCCAATTACGGATGGCTCAATAAATGTTGCATTGGCAGGAAGGAGCCATGTCAAGACTTCTGTCTGCTCCGAGGTCATTGGATCAATTCTGGCTTTGCCCTCTGATAAAAACTCTCCACTCTCCTTATCATAATTATAGATCTTCATTGTCTGGTCTCCTTGTTAATACTTTATAATAAACATCAAATTTATATTTATTGGCCTATCTTCACTTCCTCCTGCCGCTAATATAGATATTGATACCGGAACAGTAATAGGAGTTTGATTATTAACAACTCCGCCCAAAATTCTATTCTTTGGCACCCCTCCATTATCAGTCATATCAATTGTACAAGAGGCTGTCGCTGGATGAAGATGACTCTCCATTTGGGCGCCCTGTTGTGTTCCTATATAATCTCCAACTGTTCCATCACCACGGTTTGCTCTTGCCGCTTTATCCGGGTCTCTTCCAGCTCCATGATCCCATCCGCGAATAAAATACCCCCTTAGATCCGGTAAATTGAAATGAACTCCATCAACATTACCAAATCTAATCCCAATATTACTATATAAATTCCCATAAGACGCCCTTAATAAAGATGATCCATCACACTCCAGAAATCCCGTTGGAGGGGAATCCAACGTCCACATTATAATCGACCCGGGAGGAATCAAAAGAGATGCAACATACGCCTGCATATACGCAATCGTACTATACGAAGTCATGTCCGCAGCAGTCATGATGACGGAAAGTTGAGACGTTAAAGCGGATATATCTGCATCACTAACTGTATACCCCTTATTGGCAAGCATACTTCCCAGCGCTGACGCCATTGTTGTTACTTGATAGTACATTTTGTTATGCAAATTGGATGCAGCAGCTGTTCTAATTCCTGACTGAATTCCTTGTTGGCGAAGTGTTGCTGCATTAAAATCCGCATCAGATAACATATTATTCTTAGCTGGATTGAATTGTAAAAAATTATTTGTTGCCGGCATAATTTCCTCCTTATACTGTTGACAAACCCCACTTAGATTTCAAATAATTTCTAACCGCTAATCTATCGGAAGCACTCTTTGCATCCTTATATACTATTACTTCTGCAACATCAATTTGAGAAAAATACGATCCAGCTCTATATGAGCCAATAGTTATACCATACGGAATATTTCCGGGCGTCATATTAGAATTTGTTTCTACCCCCGCACATCTGACATAATTAGTTTGTCCTGTATTAAAAACCGCTTCTATCTCAGTAGGGGTTCCTATAACAGCCTTTGCTCCGCTGCTAAGATTATTTATTCCATTTGAAGCTATCTCTATTGTTCCCGCCGCATCCGCTTCAAATATAGCAAGACTATTTGCTGTCAGATTATTATTGCCATCAAACAAATACCTTTGATTATTATAAGCTCTATTTACTACAACCATAAAAATAGTCGCCACAGCTGAATTAAAGAGAGTGTCATATTCAGCCATGAAAGTAGAAGATCCATTAAATCTTACTATAGCCATAGAGTTTAAAATATTTTTCTTGAGAGTCGGCCTTGCAGAACCTGCTGCAGTCACATCCTTTCCATTTCCACTTTGATCTTGCCATGTTGAAATCAAGTCTCCATCATTGCCAGATATTTGATCTGCCATAAACCATCCATATAAATTAGGCAAATTTGCTGGGCTCCATGCCCCTGCGTTGTTTACAACACTGAACCCACTAAGGGAAATAAGACTCCCTCCATCAACTGACTTAATTGATCCTGGATTATAATTCAATCCAACAGACTGCCCTTGAAGAACTGCATTGTTCAGGGTCAAATCAATCTGTGTAGTATTAGAATCAAGGGAACAGGAAGATACTGTTCCTAAAGGACTGCTTCCAGTATTCACAGCAAAGGCTGCTTGCTGACCTGATGGATTCTGCATTGCTTTGTTAAATGATAAAGTAATTTTAGTGCCTAAAGAATTCGTTACCGCATTCAGCAAGGCTGGATTCAAAGAATTATTTGTTACTGCAAAAGCTGTTATTATTCCAAGAACTCCTCCGTCGGAAGATAAAACCCCTCCAACTCCATCATAACTAATTGTTACATTATTTCCTGAAACTATGGGAGTTTGAAGATTCAAAGTTATTTGACTTGCCGGAGATCCTGTAAGACTACAAGAAGAAACAATGTCATAAGTCACCGGGCTTGTCCCGCTCAGAACACTAAAATGAGCTTGAGTCCCGGTAGGATCTAACATATTCTTATTGAAATTAAGATACACTTTTGTACCATCGGTACTTGTTGATGCTGAAATCAATACCGGGGAGACGGGTTGCGGCATTGTTAGTACTACAGGAATATTAGTAAAAGCACTTAAAAAGAAGCCATCATTTGATTTTATATCTCCAATATAGCTAAGAGTCACAGTCTCTCCATAATATATCGGGATTGGAGACGAGGCCAAAAGAAGATCAATTTTTGTATTGTCATAAGTATTCAATCTTACAGAACTTATTGTTGGATGAGAGGATGGACTTGTCCCGGCATTAATCGTAAATTCACTTTGTTTACCGGTAGGATCCGCCATTACTTTATCAAAAGAAAGAGTAATAATTGTTCCTGTAACATCTGTTTCTGCATCAATCAGATTTGGATTGACTCCAAATGTCCCAGCCGATGAAACATCCCAATATCCATAATCATACCCTGTAAAATATGTATCGTTCATATCATAAGAGAAGAAAGGCAACACAACTTGGCCTGCAAGACCCGGGAAATTATAGTTAACTCCTTCAGGTCTGGGAATCAACTGATCTTTATTTATCATATCAATAACAATCTGTGGCAATGAGCCGTTAAATGTTATCGTTGCGCTCATATCCTGATTATCAACAATCTTGATTGCAACATTCGGGAAGAGTTGTGCCCAAAGTTTATATATTGTTTTGGATTGCCCGTCCCATGAATTGACACCGATCTTAAACTTGAGAATCGCTCTATATAATTCATCTGCGAGATAGGGATTGGATCCATCTGTTGGATTGAAGTTAAGATAACGAGATTGTCCTAAATGAACCCCGAGGATATCAAGCTGTGCACCAACAGCATTGTCAATATCAAAATACAGATACATATTTTCAATCAATGTATCTACATCATCAACCATTTGCAAAACAGCTGTCAACCATGCAATAAAATTAGGCGACATCTGATATTGATGTGTTATTAGGGACAAATAATAACTAAGAGGTTTATAGGACATTTTAACTCACTTTTAAAGATTATCCTGCAATGTAATATATGAAGGGCTCGTTCCCGCGATTCCTTGAGTCACAGAATTAAAAGAAATTGATATATCTGTTGTTCCCAGAGGACTTGGAACAATCCCCGCCTTGACATAATAAATTGAAAATATAGGTATTGACAAATTCGGCATGACTGAAAGGGCTGCTCCGTACAATCCAGAGATAGTGAGATTTTCACCAATCTGTAATGAATTAAGATAAGCGGCAATAGCCGCTTTTATTGCTGTCGCTGTCGCTGTCGTATATCCTACAAGCTTATGAATACCAATACTGACATAAATCGGGACATATGTTGGCAGAAAATAATTTATATTTATTGACTGCCCAGTATCAGGATCAGTTATTGGAACTGATGTCGTTCCATTTGTATAACAACCAATCCCTCTATTATTGTAGATCGCTGTGGCCACCGCAAGTTGAGTGCCTCCTTCAACAACAGCTGAAATGGAATGAGGAGGATTGCCATATCCATCGTATGCATTGGTATAATTTTCTACAACATTATATCTCGTTACTCCAGGGGTGGCTGCAATGGCGGCGATCGTCCCGGCAAGCATTGTTTCCGAAGATATCATTGTGCTTAGAGCTTGCCGTGCCCTTAACTGGGAATCTGTTTCTACAGGTTGCCCTACACTCGCTGCCGCAATATTTGTAACAGAAGTCCATCCCGATTGAGGAGTCATGATATTGATAATATTCCCGGCCAATGCGGTTATCGCTCCAATAGTTTCGCAAATAGCTGTCGCTGTCGCTGTCCCGTCTGATCCTATCGGAATCGGAGTCGATCCCAGATCCCACTTATTGCCGTTGATATCTCCGACAATTCCATTTGTAATTGTTGTCCCGGGAGTCCCTGTCAAAATGACAACACAGGTAGAGTATGATGCGGATTTTCTCGTTAATCCATTCAACTTAATTATGGAATCAAGGGGCGATCCTATTGCCGTCCAAGGACTTCTACTATTATACTCTAATTGCAATCCTTGTACTGCATCACTTATTTTCAGAGCAAGCACGGATAGAAACTGATAGTCAGATGAATCATTAGCAAGATAGACATTTTGTCCATAAATGGTCTGAAAATTAGAGATAAGGTTGTTCAGTATATCATTATAACTCGGGATGGTAAGCCCACTTGCTGAAATTGAAGGCGGTGCATACATAATTTATCCCCCTACAGGTATTGCTGTCCATGCTTGACTATTGCTTTGAGTAGGATTGTATGTTCCTACTATTTGTATAATCCCTCCAAATACAACATTGGTTTGACAAGAAAAAGTAAGCGCCCTCGTTGCCGGATTATATGTTGATGAAACATTAGAAAGACTACCAACATATGGAGTTCCCAAAATTCTTTCTTGAATTAAGAGTTCTGCATAATTGCCCTGCCCTGCTCCCATGACTCCAAGAATTCCTTGAAGCATGGGAAGACCATCATTCAAGTCTGCCCACCATTCCCCCAACCATAAATTAAGTCTTGTCTGGATAGCCTGAGCAACTGCATAAATATCCGCCACAAAATCGTTTTGCCCTTGCCCGTACACCGGTTCATACTCGGATGACAATCTTCTGTAAACTACTGTTGGCATATCTCTGACCTATATTTAAAGTTTAAAATTGTTGCATCCCAGAGAAGAACTTTTTTCTGTTATCTTCTGGATAATTGTTTCCAATGTCTGAGCATACGCAACCAACTGAGCAATCATTGTCGTGTATCCTCCAGACATTAAATTAATAAATGTTTTTATCCAATTTATAGCACTATCCAAATTCGTGGGATTCACAAGAAGGGATTCTATCACTCCCACTTCATCATTCACCGCCGCAAGTTGATCCTCAACATACTTTTTCAGCTGGTCATAAAGCTTTTGCAGCTCATCACAATTTGTTATCTCTTCAATCTGTTTGAGCCATGCTTTGATTTCCGGTGAATTAACAGATCCCGCTTCGGATGGCATAGTCATAATATTCTCCTAATTTCCTACATCCACAATAATCCCATTTTGAACTGTAACTATCTTTCCCGTTAAAGTCTGGAAAGATCCCGACCAGCCAGAATCTGAACTGCTATTCCCTGTTGTATTTACATTGCCTGTCAGATTTATTTCACTATCTGTTATTTCCAGCATAACTGATCCATCTATTTTTCGGAGCTGGAGACTGGTATTTGAAAAGGGCTCTTCAACAAGACTAAAATTATCAGTGTCCTCTTCCGGACTATCGGTAGAATTATCTACATCATTCAAACATAAATAATTCTTGCCTTGAAACTCGACGATATTGCCCGCAGTATAATTCCCTCCAATCATCCATCGTACTGTGCTACTTAAAACATTCGGCTGACTAAAAGGGCCTAAGATTGCAAAGGCATCTGAAAAATTATGTCTTCTTGCCTCTCTTCTATTTTGTATTCCTCCATTTTGCCACCACATATCTATACAAAGATCGGAAAAAATTACAAGACATTCATCTCCTTCAGAGACAGGAAAGGTCAATACAAATCCTCCCCCTCTGGGAAAGATAACCGGGACATCAAGCAACTGCGGTATATTTACATGAGTTGGTATGCCATTAATAGTAAGCGTCTCCCTTATTGCGCACTGTACAATAGCCGTCTGCGCCACTGGATTGAATGAAACAATTATCCCGGGAAGGGCTACTCGTAGACCTCGCACCTCTTTGTCAATAGCAAGTCCCCACTGCTCACAATCAATTTCTAATCTTGTGGCTAAACTTGTTACCGAAGGAGATGTTGGTTCTGTCATTGGTTTATCTCCTGAGCCAACCCTGCTTCAAGTCCAGCTCTTCCATATACTGGCGACCACGCGATCACTTCCGTATGCCAATCATTCCCGCGGGTATCTCCGTAATGACGAACGCTCGAAACATTATAATACCCGCTATTATCAAGCATGGAAGGATTTATTCCCAACTGCCTTTTCGCCTGTCTGATAAGTTTATTGTCAATATAAACCTGTGTCATAGGTTCTATTTTTATATCAAGTCGGGGATCAAGAAGTGTCTTGAATGTTATACCACTCTCTTCTATTTGCTGAGGAACCCCTATCAATCCAGTTTTAGAACTAATAACTATGGCTTGATTTGGCGGAACAGATGATCGAGAGTTTCCAAAATTAAAGCCCAAGTGATTAAAAAACCACTGTTCTCCACGACTCTCTGCGATTTCCTCAACAATATCTTGAGGCTGTTGCATTATTACTTTTCCTCTGGGATTAGTATCCTCAGCCAAAGTAGAAGGAATGCTGCCCTGTCCAATAGGATTCGCACAAAAACTTGCATTCATCATCGTTCCAACAATGTTCTTCTGAGAAGTCATTTCAGCTGTCAAATTGCCTATCACTATGTTATCAGCCGATTCAAATTTCCCGACTACACATCTTAAAGTCATGCAGAAATCTACAACTTCTCTTCTGTCCCACATAGTCTGAAATACTCTTCCTCTAAATATCTCCCCATATGGAGCTTTGCCCTGATATCCAGCACTTAATATCACTTCCGTACCACTCTGAAATACTGTGTTGAATGTTGCCGCATTTAGATTATAAAGAGTTACATCGCACCACCAGAATGCATTCAACTTCTTTATAACATCAAATGAAACCTGAATTGATTCAGGATCTTGAAAGGAAGAACACTCAGCTACCAAAAGAGGGATTGTTCCTCCGGATCCTGAAGCAACAGGTCCTACTCTCTGTGCTGCATTTGCGTTTATAGCAAGTGACCAGCGTCTTCCAAAAAGTCCATTGACTGTATCATAAGTAGTCATACTGCTTGATTATCCGTCCAAAAAAGTACAAAATCTGTTCCCAGATCATTCTCTCCCGGGATATCCAACGGAACTCCACTTGCATTGATTATATAAGCTGCCCCTATATTTAAATATAGGTATGGACCAAGAATGTTAGCAGCAGGATAGTTTCCACAAATAAGGGGTATGGAATCAAGAAGCAATATCCCGGTAATAACATTGGTAACTGACATTACCCAGTAACCGCCCACTCTATTCCACTCCACAGTCAAGGCCAGATTTAATATCACATTGTTTACACTGATATTAACCTGAAACTGCTGTATTGAATCACTTGTTAATGGTATTATTTGAATACTCATATCAATTACTCATATTATAACCGCTTCCACCATAAAGATTGGTAGACGACGGGCCTACAGAATTCTCATCGACAAATTGATTTCCCCACAAATTGTCATATTGTGTATACTGACTTGGAGGGACAGCTAATGGAATTGCCTTTGCTCCTATTGCAGAAGATACAGCCTCTGTAGGTTGAAGTCCCTTTTGTGTGGGGTTTAGCGGGATCAACATATTGGTAGTGGTTCCTATCTGAGCCACCAAAATCTCTTCAAGAATCATGGTGCAATTCAATGCATAAAGAGTTTCCTGTTCTTCCACCGGTCTCAACGATTGGATAATCATATTATTATAAGTATTAAGCCTTGTTGTTACTTGCAATGCCGCTCTTTGCTTTTCTAAATCTAAAAATGTTCGATACGCTGATTTTGATTTTGATATATCGCTTGTATAAGGTGCACTCATTTGTGAACTTGATAGAGGCATATATTGAGCGACAGCATCAGACATGGCTATTTCTAAAACAAGTCTTGCAGGAGACCTGTACGCATGATCTGCTATGTTGGTTGCATCCTGCACGGGATGTCGAGTAATAATCATTTCTTGTGAGTGCTCGGCCCTTACAACAGCGTCAAAGAAAAAGTACACGGGACTACCATTGACCTGTGCTGTCATAAAAAACAATTGTGGTTTCCACCAGTTTCCCGGTATGTATTTTCCTTGTGCCATAATTCTATGTCCCCGGTGCTAAAATAGGCCCTTTTAAATTATCAGAAAACGAGCCTTTGGGCTCGATCGTATTCTGCCCTACTTTATTCTTGTTTATTGATGATAATTGTCTCTTTATTCCTCTGCCAATCTCATCCCCATCATTGGTACGAGCATATACAATGATATAAGTGTCTCCTTGCTTGGCCACTTGAGTTGCCCCTCCCATATATCTGCTCACATCTCTGACATAACGGTTGGTGGAAGCAGTAATTTCTCCTCCAGGGCCTTCTTTATACCCTGCGATTGCCCTTTGTAAATCTCCACCTTTAAGATCCAACAAATACCGAAGATATTTGGCCATTCCCATCACATTTTCATCAGGGTTCTTTCTGTCTATCCCAAGAAATTGCCCTGTGGCATATGTAATCCCTCCTGGGCCGTATGCCGAACTTTTGCTCGGATCGTGAAGTCCTATATTCAATTTTCCGCTCGATTCCCTCATTCCTACGGCTCTAACGAGACCGGGAGGGAGACCGAAATGCTTTTCCCAAAAAGCAGCCTTTTCTTCGAAAGTCTCTCCAATAGAAGCAAAGGATTTCTCTTTCTCCCTTCTGCCCCATTCATCTGAAGTCATGCGAGACTTAACCCCTTCAGCAGAACGTTTAGAATAACCTACATTACTCTCTTCCAACATTCTTTCTTTCTCAGACGCCTTAATCCTATTTTCAAACTTTGTTGCTTCTATGGTTCCAACTCCAAGTCCTAACAATCCAAATATCTGCGATCCTATTCCGGCACCGACAACAGCGCCGGCTGGGCCTCCTATTACTCCCCCAATGAATCCTCCTATGGCTGCGCCCATCCTCGATCCAACAAGATAACCTGCGACTTGTATAAGAATTGAAACAAAAGTCGTAAGGTAGTCGGAGCATCTCTTTATAAACCCGCTCAGGGCAAGCATTGTTTGACCAAACTTATCCATCGAAGTTTTGGCTTTCATTATCTTGTCGTCACCAGATAATACTCCGATGAAATCAGCAAAGACATTAAAAAGCTCTTTCCCCACTATTCCAATATTTTTTAGTATCGCCCAGAAGTCTTTGAGGATGGGGATTAGATACTCATTAATCTTATTTCTTATCTGCGGAAGATGTTCAATTATCCATGTATTCCATTCCTTTAATTTGTCAAGAAAAGTTCCCTCTCCTCCAAAGGCCTTAAAAATAGAAGATGCAATCCCTTGTCCAAGGTAACCCATCTCCACTTTGAATTTGGTTACCTCAAACATTATGTCTCTGATTCCCTTCATATTGGATTCATAATTTGTGCCGAGACCGGTTTGCATTGTTTTTTGTATTTCTACCAGCTCTTTAAAATGTTCTCTTAATTCTTGATTCCATGCAATCTCATCTAAGGAATGACCAAGGGCATCAGTCGCTATCTTCAATTTCTTCGCCGCATCAACAGATGTCAACATTCTTACCGCATAAAGTTGATATCCAAGATCGGCGGTAGCCATCTTATCCATAAGCGTCAGGGCAGCTGTCCCTACAGAAGCATAAGCGCTGATGATCGCAGCTCCTGCCTTAGCAAACTGTTTAGTCATGCCCTCAGTATGCTTAGTAACTACTTCGGTTATGGAATTTATTGTGCCGTTAAATTTATCATATTGACCTTTGTCAATAGAAAATCCGATAGACACAAGATATTCTTTTACAACATTAACATCCATTAATCATTCCCTCTACTTCTGTTTTGAGCTTCGTCCCACTCTCTCTGACGTCGATCATTCACGATCTGAATATCGAGAAGTTCGTGAATATCAAGAAGGTCTTCAAATGAATATGTCCCGTCAAAAGTTTCTTTTTGTGTCCACAATCCAGCGATCACGGGCCTAAATACAAAAAAATCTATATTTATTGCTTTTGCGGGTTCAGGCCCGGGAAGTTCTCCAGAATCGATGTCAACCCGCCCTCTTCGAAAAAAGGGGCAATATTATAAATCAATGCTTGTGCTGTTAGTGTAAAAATAGTTATTAGATCATATTCAAGTTCTGCAATCGCAAAGACACCGGGCCTGGCTATAATAGGCAACGGAGCCTCCTGTGTGCCGACCGTTTCATACCGACGACAGACAGCCAAACAATGATCCTGCAAATTACGGAATTCAGATTCCGACATCTCAGACCTTCCAGTTGGAAGATTCTCCAATCCTTCAATGTTCTCTATTTGACTGCCAATAACTTGAGGAAGAATCTTCGTTAGAATCTGCATTGCGATCCAAGATCCATCGCGGGCAGTCATACGCCCAATTTGATATTTGTGACCTTTGATTTCAATATCTTTAAACATTTGAATCATCTGCTTTCTCCTTTTAAATATTTCTTATGTTCGCAGCGGGGAGAGGCCATTCAACATCTCCTCCCTGTATTGCATACACCTTTTCTCCGAGTTTGGGTATACTAATACCATCAATTATATGCCCTATTCCTGTTGACATAGTCCTAACCGTCATTGTCCCTGTCGCAAAATTAGAGACATCTCCACCATCGATAGCTGTCTTTACCATCTTATACCAATTAAGCAATGTCTTATGGGCAGCGGAATTTTGTTGACAAGTAATAACAATCGATCCATCATTCCCGGGAACATAAATAGGGATAACTACTCCGTCTGCTCCTACTATATGTTTAGTCCTTTCAGTTTTCATCATGACAGTGATTTTTTTCAAACCGATTCCTGAATAGGATGTAAAGGTCAGAGGAAGAAGAAGCAGAGGATGGGTGAATGCTCCCGACAGATCCTTGAAACTATATACTCGAGGCCCGGCGAAATATCCATAGACAATCCCACCAACTGCACCGGACACCATTACTGCATCGTTGAGAGTCGTCAAGTTATATTCTCCTTTAGAATATCTAAACTAACTGCTACTAAATGCTCTGAATACTTGCTGCGGGCAGATCCCATGTCACATCGGCACCCTGCGCTCCATAAGGCTTATCTCCGAGCTTCGGGATACTGATTCCTGTTATTACATGACCAGTCTGGGCGGAAATACTTCTCAATGTCATTGCTCCGAGAGCAAAAGCACTTACATTCCCTAAATCGGCAGCAGCCTTAACAAGATTATACCAGATAAGAAGCTGCTGATGGGTCTGTGAATTCTGCTGACAGACAATGGAAACCGATCCATTATCTCCCGGGATATATGACGATTGGATAGCCCCATCCGCGGCAATATCCTGATGTGTTTTTTCTCCTGCCATCTTAACCGTGATGCTCTTGACACCGATGGATCCGGAAAAAACAAGAGGGATAGGCACCAAAGGATGGATAAACGCCCCTGATAAATCTTTAAAAGAGTAAACATACATATTCAATTTCCTCCGTCTTTTTATCCATTAGATTTGGACATTTACCTGCACCGTAACACTATGGACTGCTCCTGCCTCATGGATCACAAGATAGATTGGCATTGCCTTTCTTGCGATTCTGTCTGCAGACAACTGGGTAGAATACGGAGCTGACATGGCCGTATATCCGAGAGGCATCGCCTCTCCCGGATTTAGACTCAGCAAGGGCAATCCATTCAATGGATTAAACACCCCGGGAGCAAGATATCCTCTATCAACTGCTTTCTGAGCAGCCTGATTGACTGCATGAATGAGTTGAGTCTGCCCGGGATCTGTCTGCGGGATTTTCGGAGTCCCATTAAGAAGTGTTGCCAGATTGAGTTGGATATCATTAACGAGCATATCCCGGTTGATGACCTGATCGAAGAAAGTCCCGTTTGCCATGACACCTTGCTCAAACCAATTGTAGAAATTTCCATAGCTGAGATACAGGTTGACATTGGCGCCTTCAATGTTGGCAATCTGCGTGAGGGTCAACGGCTCTGTTGCGATTCCAACTTCGCCCTTAAATTTTAAACTATAGGCAGAGTTGATGAGGCCTGTATTCTGCCCCATGGCATATCCGAGAATTGCACAGATCGCATATGCGGCATAAGGATTTTGTCCGGCCTGAAGAGTCGAATACTGCCCGACGACTCTTCCATAACTCAAAGCCTTTAAATAAGCTCCTATACTCTCTGTCGGAGGAGATCCAATCAGGGAGCCCGAAAGGACCGCTGCCTCAGAAGTTGAATACGCATAGACTGAAGGAGGTTGGCAGGACTGAACCCAAAGAGCAATGGCTTCGTGATCGGCATCAACGGCAGTTAACGCCACCGCGACATACCATTGAATATTGATCTGTCGTAAAACTTGAAGGGCGTCGAGACAAGATTCTCCAAGCGCCGTAATGTCTACTTTGAGGCCTGACCCGGATCCGGTGGTCGTCGTCGAAAGATTTGACCCTGCAGTATATCCGGTTCCCTGTGATCCATTGATTTTTGTCAATCCGGTGACTGCCCCTGCCGGACTTGAAGTAATACCTGTGACTGTGAACTGCGCTCCCGATCCTCCAGTTTGGACAACTGTGATAATATCTCCCAGAGCATAATTGTTTCCAATAGCTCCAAGATGAGGTATCACAGATTGAATCGCTGTCGGATCCATCATTCCTATATATCCGGATGTCGGTGCGGGAACCGATCCAAAATATAGAGATGCAGCAATATACTCAGGATCACTTGTAAGAAATCCTTGTGCGATCATCTCAGTCGCAAAATTCTGATCGACCTGCATGATTCTCATCGACTGAGGTATTCTCCCAGAGTTGCCCAGAATTAGAAGCTGATTGAAAGTACTTCTGGGGGCGGCCTGAGGAGTTACATTGACAACAACATTTACTATCGAATTTAAAGAAAGGGTTGCTGGATTTACTGTCATAATATCCTCCTATGTCGCCGTAATATCGGCGCGGACTACTCCATCGTCTGTTTCGACGATAACTTCACCACTCGTAATATAAGGAGTGATTAAAGTGTCAATTATCTGTTCATTAAACCTTATGGACAAATCTACCCGCTCCCACCACTTCTTGCTCCATACCTCTGGGAATCGAACAGGAGCTGCAATATCTGTGACCAAATAAATACCTTGCAATGCGAGCAGATCATGTACTGATTGGTAAAACATTTGTGTCCTAATTTTCTGGGCATTTTTCCAGCTGTCAGGGCCATATATTACTAATGCCAATTTATCAACCCTGTTGAAAGTAATCGTCTGGACAAGAGCTGTTCCGTCTGGAGTATTGTCGATTGATTCATCCTTCTGCTTATTAATCGGTTCATCGTCTTCTGTCACCCTGATAAAAATAACATTGTCTTGATTTCCCCATGCCGGCGCTCCATCTGTAGGCCATGATATGCGAACCCCGGAAACAGGATCAAGTCCGGTGATTCCTGCGATCACAGATTGGAACAAATTTTCTAAATCTTTGAGTTCCATTTAATCACCAGCGACTCTTTCTCCAATAGACATATAATATCCGTAATCAGCCCATGGGAGAACAGAGATGATTTTATACAACTCTTCTCTCCACTGGATCTTATCCGAAATCCGAGAATCAGGAGGGCCTTGTGTAATATAAAGAGGATCGGTTGTGAGAAAGGTCATTGCCCCTGTAACTCTATCTCCTTCCGGGACCATCTCCAGCTCTTTTGCTGTTGACGGATATGCAATGCATCTGATTTCCAATGTCACAGAAAACTGAGTTTCCTCGACCCATCTTCCGGCAACATAACTGCCATTGCTTCTAAAAACAGTTAGTTCCTGATTATTGAGGCCCGGCGACATTACTACTCTTGCAAGATTAATCATTTTTTATCCGCCACTACATATGAAATTGAATCCTTACTTCCGATGGAAAAACTAATGCTATTTCTGAGTTGACCCGTATCAACTAATGGGTGCATACTCTCCATGACCGCTTCCCTCTCTTCATCGGGTTTGTTTCTCATTGCCTTCCGTCTCCTTAATCGAGCTAATTTTGTCGATCTTTTCAACGGAGCAAATCCTTCTCCCTCATTAAGAACTCTTTTTATAGAGCTTGCGGCAATTAATCCCGCACGATTCAAATGCAAGTCTGATTTTTCTTGATCGCCATCAAGCTGTGCCATTGCCACTTCTAACAACTCGGCATTTATATTTTCCTGAGCATTCTTAATCCCCGGATCAATGAAAGGTCTCGGAGGGATTCCCCTGACTGGAGATCCATTCTCATGGATATAAGCGAGAGCTGCATTCCCAATTTTCGAAGGCTCTTTTACTGTCCGTGGATCCTTCTCTTCTGGGACTCCAACAAGAACCTGCTTTTTTGAAAGATCCAAAAGATCCTGGATAACCTTATTTGCATTGTCCACGACCACCTGCATTCTTGCATTGAAGGAAAGCATTAAAGCTGAAGGCCTCCTATACCGACGATACGAGCCATCCTTAAAAATCGGACTCCATACATCGTCGCATTATAATTGCCGCCCGTATCCTCGATTGTCGCTTGAGTGTCGATGCCTAATGAGACCGATCCGGCACCCTGATTGCTGGCAAGACCATCGCCAGTCCCGGGAGCCTGCCCAGCATTTGCTGAATCCATATCCATCCTCTGAAGAGTGACATTATGGGCAATGAGCAATTCTGATCCCATTTCCAACAGATTGCCCCAGCGATTTGCGGGAAGTAAATTGTCCGCAAACTTTGCCCAGAAGTCAATCCACCCGTCAGGGAATTTTGTCGTACTGGCAAACTCCGGAAAATCTGTCCTGAACTGATCGGCGGTAATTATCATTCTCTCTTCCTTCTCACAGGAGCTTGCTCTTTACTTTCCACATTTTCTTTACCGGCTTCAGCTGCCTTCTTGGTTTTCTCTTCTTCTGTCTCTATTGATTCAGAGAGATCGCCAGTTTTATCTGTCTCATCTCCCTTACCTTCAGTTGCATCCCCTTCAACATTTTGAAGGCCAGATTCCTCAACAGAGGTGGCCGCGGGCGCAGATCCATCTTCGACCTTTTCGCCAACTTCCTTTTTGAGAGAAGTTTGGCCATTTTGAGAGGCAGGATCAACAACAATCTTTTCTTCTTTTTTATCAGTGATATCTTCATTGATCGGCTCCTCAAAATCTCTCTTGAAATCCGGTTTTGTAGGACCTTCCGTTCCCGCAACTGCAGGGGGAATGGGAGCCGATGCAAGTTCTTTCTTGGCAAGAAGATTCTCTGTCTTATCAACAATTACTTCCGTCCCGCCGCCTTCCTTGAAAAGAATCCTCCTCGATTCATAATTCATCAAGTTGCCTTGAGATCCCGGGACTGGGCCTGGATAAACTAATGGTTTGGGAGCTGCCGAAGGGTCTTCAATAACCAAATCTCCGGCAGCTATGAGTCCCGGTACTGCTATATGTTTCATCTGTTCTTCGGTAAAGGAATGATTCCCGGCAGGTGTCGGGGGCTTCCCTGATCCGAACTCAAAATCAAATGATCTTTTTAATGTAACTCGCGGGGACATAATTATTTCTCCTTTTAATTATGCTATTCAGCAGCGTACTGCTTACTTGTTAAATGCCGTCGCCAAAATACAAAGTTTCTGGATACACCACTTCGAGGACTCCAAGGCGGCCGAAATAAGTCGTCAAGTGATAGATCGACCGATATTCCAGAGGAGTTCTCTGCAGAGGCACCAACGGGAATCTAACCCTGATCTTGTCCTGTGTATAGCAGACCATACGATCAGTTGCAGTCAGGGGAGATCCTGCGGCGACGCCACGACCAGTTGCCCACTTGAGGGGCTGAATGTCGAGAGGCCTGCCGTTGACCGAGTTGGAAATGCAGTTCTCTGCAAGGAATTTCAGAATCGAAATATTACCGGCAGTAGACACAACCTGCGAAGTAATATAAGAGAACTGAGCCGGAGGCAGAAGCAGCTTGCTCGGGCATACTGCAAAGCCCGCTGCCTGCCAGCAGGAGTTCAACAGGGCATTGACATCGTAGAGAATCTCTGCAGGGGTCTTTTTTACCCATGTCGTAGACAGAGCAGCACCTGCCGCGACAAAACCACCACTTACTGCTGTGGAGTTAATCAAACCATATTTGACAAAATCGGTATCGCCGATGTACACCATCTCGTCAATATCCATCTGCCACTTCAACTGCATACCGGCAAACTTCTGTTCGTCGACAGGACGGCTGAGCTGCTGGGCGGAAAGCAATTCGGGGATCGAATAGGAAATCTCAGTTCCCCACAAATACAAGGGACTGACCGTTTTCCCGATATCGAGCCCGATGCCCGGGATCGCATTGGCATTCTTGCCAATGAAGTTCTTGCCCTTCGGTGAAATACCGCCCACTGCCGCGAAGGTACTGTTTGTGTAACTCGATGCTTCATCCGCTATCGAAACATCTTCTCTCAAATCAATATCACGCCCCCATGTCACGGCAACAAGGGGTTCATGAAGTTTCTGATCCAATCTCTCAAGCTCTCCGACAAGAAAGGCGCCGGTTGAGTCAATTGTCATCTTATCGTAAGTCATACTCGTATCCTCCTTCAATACTTATTTGATGGGTTAATTAATTAAACGTTAAAAGCGATCTCAGTATTTCCGTTTGAATCTGCCGGGCCGAGGAAGAAGCAGTTGGTGATTGCTTCATTGCCTGTAACCGATCCTGCTTCCAAATCTCCGGCAAGACCTGCTCCATTTACGGTCTTCCTGCAATAAACCTGATCGCCCTTTGCGATGTTTGCATAAGCGGTAAGTCCCTGATATACGGTACCGCCTGTATTGCCAAGCTGGACAGTCATATATCCACTCTTGAGAATGCTTGCGGCAAGTGTCAAATTAGGAGCAATACTGCCACCGGGAGCTTCAGCAGCCTGTGTCGTGCCCATCGGATCTTGCAGAGGGTAAGTCCTAACCAAAAATCCCTGCTGAACAGATGCAATAACATCTGCGGCAGCTATCGGCCGGACTTTACCAGAGACATACTTGATGAGAATCCCATAAAGTAAACACGGATAATTTGAATCATAGATCCCCGACTCGACAACCGCCCATTCCTTACGGGTGAGATCGCCGGCGATTCCTGAGGGCATTCTGTAAAGGAAAGTGTTGCTATAAGCCAATCCGATAACAACCGGAGAAGCAAGGACAGGGCTGATATCCCCTGTGACCAGATAAAGGATTGCGGTCATCAGAAGAATAAACGCAACCATGAAAAACATTTTGTACTTTTTGAAAAGTTCCATAATCTCATTCCTCCTTCAATAGAAGTTTAATTTTTTGTTGATCTAACTACGCGACTTTAGTCTTCGCCGCGTAAAAAGCCTTATTCTTCTCGTTGATTGCTCTGACCGTATTTGCCGCTGCAAAATCCTGGGTGGCCATTGACGATCTCTGAATCCCGCCATTTCTGCCCCTCGCTATCAACTCGGAAGCACCGATGAAAGCTGCATCCAATCCGTCATTTGTGAGTTTATCGACGAGGCCGCCCTTGACAAAGATTTCGATTGTCGGTTTGTCTTCATCTCTTGTGTAGGCGCCTTTGAGAGCGTTGAGCTTGATCTGCCGGATGATCTTCGCATGATCCTTTGTAGGAACTTGAATCCGCATGCCGGGATTGAGAACTTCAACGCGATGAACCAAATCGGGCCAGGCATCCTCTGCCTTTTTCTTCTCGGAAAAAGCCTTCTCTTCCTCTTTCTCCTTCTCCGCCTCTTCGGCATCTCTCATTTTCTTGTCCAGAGCTTCCTCCGCCTCATCGTCATTCTCAGCCAGCTCTTCCATGAGGCCGACAAGCTCCTTAACCTTCCCGACAAGCCCAGTGATCTTTCCTTCCTGATCTCTGAACTTCTTGTCTGACGCCTTGATCTTTGCGGCTTCCTCATCCTTCTTCTTCTGTTCCTCATCGGCATCCTTGGCTTCTTTGGCCCTCTCTGTCTCTTTTTCATCTTTCTTGCTTGAGCCTTCGACTTCATCTTTAATTTCTTTCAGCTCAATAGGAAGTTTAGAGACATCCAGTTTCCCGGATTCGACATCTTTGTACCATGATGCATGCTTGTCCTTGATATCCTGAAGTTTCTTCGGAAGCTCTTCGGCATCTTTTGCCTTTTTCTTCTTCTCTTCCTCAGTCTCCTCAAGATCAGCATCCTTGATACTATCGAGAAAACGCTTGATGCTCTTGAGCTTGTCCACTACAGATTTCTTCATATCTACCTCCTTACCCACATTTTTGTTTTGACAATTACAAGTTCCGCAGTTGGTACATTCCTTATCTGCGATTGCACACCTTGCCCCTGCTCTCCCTTTCATAACGAGAGCCACATGATTTCCCACTATGTCCTTCTGCCGACCATAACCCTCACTGATCTGTTCATAGTTGGCATCATATCCACAACTAATTTCCCTCAACCCTGCCTCAATAAGCTCTATTGCCTTTGCTGTCGTGATCGTAAGATCAGCCAAAAGCAAATCGGCCTGGACTCCATCTCCCCGACGGACATTGCTCGCATGCCCTACTGCAAGATCAGACCAATTGTCAGGAGTAACCGCCTGATCGGGATGATCGATTGTAACCGGCTTCCCTTCAAACGATTTGATTGTATCTTCTGCAAAAACATCGGGCTCGTCTCTTTGTATACGAACAAGACCATCTGCCCCTGCTTGAACAGGGACTTCAGATTCCTTATAAAGGAACTCTCCGATCCTCGTGATCGGGACATCCTTGCAAATTAGAAACCCCTCTGGAGTCCTACCAATATTCTCAGAGAGCTGCTCTTCAATATAAAACCGAAATTTATCGGGCATCGTTAATCCTTGATATCTTCTAAGCTATATGATATAAAGGGGCATGGATAAAATCAAAACATGCCCTATTTGTTCGAAAAATTTTCTGGCCAACAAACATCCAGAAAGAACTTGCTGCTCCAAAAAATGTGCTGGATTCAAGAAAAGAAAAGTGTTTGAAAAGAAATGCCCTACTTGTGGAAAAGTATTTAGAAAAAGCTCTCAACATTGCTCTGCAAAATGTGCAAAATCTACTTTTGGTTGGGCCAAAGGAATTATCAAAACCGCATTCTTTATTAAATGTCCTGTTTGCGACAAAGAATTTAAAACTGTTCCTTCTGCAAATCCTCGAAAAACTTGTTCTCATAAATGCAAATCGATCTGGACAAAAAAGAAACAAGTAGAAAGTGCCTGCCTGCAATGTGGCAAAACATTCCTTCATTCTCCCTACAAAAAGAGAAAGCATTGCTCTCGCGAATGTGGAGCTAATTATCGTTACAGAAATCATCAATACAAAACGAGACCTTCTGAAACCATTAATAGAAAAGAGTTTAAAAAATGCGAAAAATGTGGATATAATAAAATTCCTGACATCCTTGAAAGACATCACAAAGATATGAATCATGAAAATAATATTAGGACAAATCTTCAGATTCTTTGTCCTAATTGTCATGATGAAATCCATTGGAAAACAAAAACTGGAAAATTCAGATGGAAATCTTTTCATAAGTCTCCTTAACTAACTCTGATTGCTCTTCCCCGCTTTTTTCATTGCTGCGGCTATTGCCTGTTTCTGAGGATGACCAGCTTTAACCATTTCAGCTATATTATGAGAAATTGCTTCTTCACTTGATCCTCCTGTCAGGGGATCCTCTGTGAAAACATCTTCTTCATCATCTTTGGCATCATTGGCCAATGTAATATCCATCGGAAAAACTATGGCTTTAACCCCATTGGGAAATTCTACTCTATAATTGTTCCCGTCTTCTCCCATGGAAATAATCTTTGCCAATTCATTTTTGTGATGTCCTGCATTCACTCTCACTTGAGAACCTATCCCAATTACTCCTGCATCCTTGACATGCTTCAATGCTTCTTCGTAAGAAGAATACTCTCCGACATACTTGCCTTCCTTAACGACTGTATATTTCCCATCTTCATGTTTGCTTATTTTCGTCTTGCCCTCACTATATAGAACATCATCTTTGACATGCTTGATATGCCCGGCGACACTATCTGTCGCTCCGCAGATACTGCATTGATAACCCTTCCCTCCAAAGCCGATATCTTTTGTCTGGCAGCGGGGAGCATCTCTGGAATCTCTTCTCACTTCTCTCATCCTTTTGGCTTTTCGTTCAGCTTCTTCTTTGTTCTCTAAGCGAATTAAGGGATTGGGACGACCTTCCTCAAAAACACCGTACAGACTGGTTCCCTCTATTTTCTTGACATAAAACTTGCCCTCTGTAGCCGTCGAATCATAAATCGAATTCTTGCGAGCCCTCTCCAGATTGATGATCTTCTGGGTAACCTTATCTCCGAGTGCTGCCTTGTTATAAAGATTGCGGATATGATCGTCGATGTGATTGTTGATCTCCCCATGCTTCAATGTTGAAAGAAGCGTTTGGCATTCCGGGCAGGAAATGGATTTGTCGGCGGTGTCTTTTTCATAATAATGGCGTTTAAGATATGCGACGACATTTTCTTCAGTGAAGGGTGAAACATTTTCATATATCTTTTTAGCTTCAGAAGTGGTAATATTTCTTTTCCACTCATATTGAGCATGATGTTTAATAATACCTTCAACTATCGAAAATGAGATGCCAGCATCTCTCGTCGAGACCACTCTTCCATTGACTATGTTTACTTCCGATGATAACATTGTCTTTCCTCCAAAATAAAAACCCGCAGCCGATCATTACCTGCTGGTGACAGGTGTTATAGATCGAGTTCTGCGGGTTTCATAGATCCTTGTGAGATCAAAAGGGTATGAACTATCCGGTTTTAAAAGATAATCATCTCATCTGGAGCATCCTTTCTGTTGAATGAATTTGTCTAATCAATCAAAAGTGTCAAATCAAAAAATACTTCTCCTATCTATATAAACGAATTTCCCTCGTCTGTAAATTTATTATTTTAGGATATCCCTATGATCTGCGATCTTCGTCACCCCTCCGTCGTTGTAGTGTATAAGAAGAGTCCCAGCCCTTTTATCTTGTAAGAGCCCTTCCGACTTCAAAAAATTAAAGACTCTTTTCTTCTTTTCCTTGATCTTGTCTTCGTCAGCCATTAGTGAATAGCCTCTCTGGAATCTTCAAATCCTTCGGCAAAAAGATCGTATTCATTTATGGGCATGCATCGTATGATCTCAAATACTTGCCCGCAGCATTGACACTTCATTTTGGAGAATTGTTCGTCAGCTATTGTATGAACATTTTCATAAGACCATACAATGCCAAAGGTCTCTTCAAAATAATAAGGGTTCGCCAACATATATTTGATCCAGCTCTCACGATTGTCTCTCTTGAATCCATCTCCAAGACCCTTTAGTTTTTCCCTCTGTACACTGATATATGGTTTACGGATTCTTACCTTCTTTGTCCGTCCGGCTGATTCATATCTATGAGCACACCATCCTTGATGAGTGACTGGTCTACCACATGGACATATTATATCTTTGCCCGTCGCTTCTTTCAAATTGCGATAGATCAACTTAACGGTATCTCTATTGACATTGCAAAGCCTGGCAGTCCTCTTCAATCCATTTCCTTTATGAAATGAATCGATAACTTCTTGCTTTCTCTCTGGGGATAATCTGCTCATGTCTTTACCTTATTCACGGCCATCTTCATCGCCACCACGTCTACCACCGACTGTGGCGGATTAGCCTGTGTCGCTATCCAGGATGCAATGTCGCCGAGCAGGTCTGGGGGCGGCGGCGGTGCGGGTTGCGGGATAGCCGCCTGAATCGCTGCCGCTTGTTCATCGGTTATCTGCACACAATTTTGAGGCAATAATTTCTCACCACCTCTTGCTATGTCCTCGTCACTTAGAAAATGTA